CGTCGCCAGCGTTCTTCATCGGTCATATTATACCGTGATGTCTTCCATACCTGCTGTGCGCAGTCGCACCACGTGCCCCATTTGCCATTGTTTGGTGTCCAAGCCTTTCATAATGCCCAGCCAACGATTGCGTAGCAATGCCACTTCGTTGATAATGGTTTCAAAGTCCACAACTTCTTCTTCACCGTCTACGTACTTTTCAGCATCACGTGCTGTGAGCGCACGAGCATAGCCTTCTAAATATTTTTTAAAGTGCCGGGTACGTATCTTGCGCAGTTGAATGTTGAGAAAATTCAACACAGCCTCAATCTCTTGCAACTGATTGAATCTGTGCTCGGTTATGCCTGGCAAGGCTGTGATGTTCTTTTCTACTAGGCCGCCAATCTTGCAGTCACGTTTGGCATCCGTAAGTTCTGACTCAAAGTGTGCAATGAAGTCAGGTATGTTGCCAAGATCTGCTACAACTTTACTGTACCACATGTATGTCTAGCCATTTTAAAAATGTTTTTGGAAAAATGTTTAAATTTAAATTTCTTCGTGTTGCAAACTCTTGCAAAAAAATTGATAGATCTTGTTTGTCATCCGGGAGAACTTCATATTCAGCAATCAATAATTGCTTTAGAGATTCAAATTGCGGATTGTTTTGCTTGTCTATGTGTTCAAGTACAACATTTTTTGAATCTCTATCCATGTTCTCAGGTTTTAAAAAAGTTGGAGATGCACAAATACTTTGTTCGATATGTATACCTTGATCAACCAATTTTATAAAATCAACGTAACCAAACGCAGTAACATTACTAAGGGTTGAATGAAATTGATACTTAATTTTAGATTCACGCACATACTCTAGCATCTGCAGAAAATGATTGTATGAGTTACCGTACCTTGTGAATTCATACTTCTCTTCAATGCTTTCTGCGCTTATACCCAATTTAAAATTAGGTCTAGATTTCAATGAATCTATTATTGTTGCAAATTTCTTTTTTGGTACCCCGAGTCCAGATAAAATTATTAATTCGGCGTCTATTGGTATTATTTCCAAAAGTCTCAATAACTGTTGTTCGTAGAGAAAAGGCTCTCCACCAACAACATACCAAGTCAATATACTATCTTTATTTTTATTTAGATGCTCAAACAAATTTTCAAAATTATTTCCTGAGTACAGAGTTTTTTGATCTAAGATTTTTATTACTTTATCTTTTTTGGTTATCTTATAAAAATCATTTGTATTTGTTAAGTTATACTGTCCATTTTGTTTAATGTCTTCAATCCAAGAACGACTGGACATTTTATTGCAATAAACACAAGTAAGCGCACATCTTGATCCCAAGTTAACATTTATATTAAGCAAGTTTTCAACATGCGATTTTTTATAAATTTTATCATTGGTTTTACCTAATAGTCTGAGGCTTGGCACATTATTATCTTCTGGTATCCAGCACTGATTTTCGCATCCATTGATTCTGTTATTATTAATCATGTCATCTCTATCATTTTTTATAAATGAAAGATTTAACAGTCCAGATAGTTTTAAATCATCAAAATCAATTTTTTGTTGGTCGGCTGCGCAACATGCTGACACTGTTCTATTTTCTAGATGTAAAGTTAACTCATTGAACTGCCTAGAACAATAGTAATCTCTGCTGTTAGACATCAATAGTCATCTTCTTGGTTGTAGTTGTCTTCTTCTTCAAGATCGTCTTCTTCTTCTGCATAGTCCTTGTCGTTATCCAAGTATGCAGTCAGGGCTTTTTTGATGTCTGAGTCTCCTTTGAAGGCGTTTCGAATTTCTTCAACATCATGATCGTGATCAATCAGGATAGACACAATGCTTTCGGCAGCATCTATACGATCTACCACATTGACGTATCTTTTTAACTCACCCCAAATTTCGCTTGCTATTTCTGCTGACATTATTATTCCTAAGTTAATATGCTAGACAATTCTAAATACGTTTTTCTAAAATCCTGATAACGTATTTTATCAGTGATCTCTAAATAATTTATTATACTTGTTGGATTGCATTGAATTTCTCGTGTGTTCATTGAATTAACAATTGGTTCAATTATGTTGTGAAACTCTGTATCATTAATTTCCAACAGTTTGGTACTTATATAATCTTTCTGTTTGTGATTGAACAGTCCAACATTGAGTTCTTGCGGAAAATCTAACAAATCAAATACAATAGGCAATTGACTATTTTTACAAAATTGAAACAACGTGTAACTATCTAAAATATTTAATGCCGTGACCACGCTGAATACATTGAATTGATATATTTCTAGATTTAATTTTTTATATTGATTGATGTTGTCAATCACATCAGTCCAGACAGCACCATTTCGTTCGTACTCAAATTTTGATTCGGTGTTGTCAATGCTGAAACTCAACTCAACTCGTTTAAATTTATTCCAAAATGGGATCAAATGATTTGCATACACGGTGCCATTGGTATTGTAATGCAACGATATCTGAGCACTGCAATCATTGTTAACAAAATATTCTAGCATACGAGCATGAGATTTGTCAAGCAATGGTTCCCCTCCAGCAAATGTTATATATTCTAGACTGTCCCCTATTTTTTCAATGTCTTTCCAAAGATTTAAGCCGGTGTCATCAGTCCATTTTGTTTTGATATTTTTAAAAGGTTTCCATTGAGGATAAGACTCTGGATGCTGAGAGAACTCGCTTGCCCATTTACTACTAGCAAGCGGGTCGCAAATTCTACAACTTAAATTGCAAGTATTTTTAAGTTTTATATCTAATGAAATTAATTCAGTTGACTCAGTATTATTGTAATCGATGCCAAACAATTTTTCTTGAAAAACATAGTGGTCTCTGAGACGTTTGCTAACTTTGCCATTGGTTTCATCTTGCCAACATTTTTGACATCCCAACGGTCGGTTGCCTTGTAAAAATTGTTGTTTTAATTCAGTCTGATTATTGTCATTAATTATGGTCAACAAAGAAAAATCGTTAATTGATTTACTATCTAAAGATTTAGTATAAACGCAACATGGACTAATTTGCCCTTCCTGGTCAACCTCCAAATTGATCCAAGGATTGACACACATTGTATCAGGTATGTTAAAATTTGTGGGATTTATAACATTTTCGTTGGGCAATATTATTTGCTCAATTTGCATGTGTGTTTGATCTTGTGAATAAGTTTTTCTTGCAACATCTAGATAACTAGTTACGTCTGAATCAGACGTGACTATCATCACAAAACAATTTGTTATGTCTAAATAACTTATAATTTTTTGAAGATAATTATAAAAATATTTTTTATTACTATCTGGTGCTAGATTATCAATTAACACAATCCGATGATCATTGTTGTAAGATTCACGTTTGACATTAACTAATTTTTGATATATCTGATTTATTGGAGATTCAAAAAAATATTTAATTTTTTCCAAATACAATACGTCATATGCATCACCTAGATGCATAGTCACATAATTGTTAATCTCCAAGTTAGACATTTATTCTTCCGCTGTGTCGGCTGTACTTACCTCTGTCTTGATGTTCTTGAAGTCTGTCATGACTCGGTCCAGGCATCCATCTTCGTTTGCTTCCCAGGCCTTGCGGAATTGTTTAATTATTTCGCCTTCGCTGGTGATGAACACCAGACGGTTGCCTTCTTTCTTGAGCATGCCTTTTTTCTCTGCAAGATCAGTCAGGCCACTGTAGGGATTCATACCTGTTTCGTAGGGAATTTTGACCTGCATGCCTTCGAATGGTTTGGCATAACGAGTTTTCATTACTTTACAACCGGCACGTATGCCCATGACTTCGGAGATCTTGTTGCCATCCTCGTCTTCTTTCAGTTTCATTTTCTTCATGGCCACCACAATGCTCGACGCATAGATAAAGCCTTGGCCGCCGGAAATCTTGTCATCCGGATCAAACATGTCTTGACTGGCGTAGGTGTGATTGGTACAGACCATTCCAACATTGAAGCCGCCAAACATGTTGACTGAATTACGAACCAGCGATGTAAGTGCTTTGGGCTTGCGACCCATGTCACCTTTCATGTCACCTGCTTCGAATTGGTTGACATCAGTTGGGGTCAACAACATGCCCAATGAGTCAATAACCCATAACACCTTCATGCGTTCACCGTCGGGCAGGGCTTTGTAGTCAATCATGAATGTTGAAATGGCCTTGGCCACATCATCAATCATGCTCATGTTCAGTTTTAGCAACTTATCTGCGCCGGTGTCCACACCCAGTGCATGTAGCCATGTCTCGTCCAATGCGTTTTCTGTGTCAACCAAGATGACAAAAATACCTTGCTCTTGTGCGTTCTTCACAATGTTGCCTGAACAGATATAACTCTTGCCTGCACCGGATTCTCCGGCAAACACTGTGATCTTGCCCAAGGGAATGCCTCGGTTGAAATCTCCGCTGATGAGATAGTTCAAGGCAAAGTTGCCTGTTGAAATCCAATCTGTTG